TCACTTTGAAAATGAGAAGCCACGATAAAATAGGGGTCTTCACCAAAAGGAACTGTCAATAGTTTCTTTTTGTTTTTAGGTAAATTAAAATATACATCTTTTGAAGAGTTTTTAAATACTAAATAAGCCTTATCAAAAAACCTGTAAACAGTGTCTTGCATTTCCAACATTGGATCGTTAAGAGTATTTATAAAGTCTTCTGGATTATTTTTTGCATATATAAGTATATCTCTTCTTAATTCTATAGAAGACATTTTGTCAACATTAGCACCCATCAATACTCTGCATACTGATACCAGTTTATCAAACTCTAAGTTTTTAGCTAAAATTTGTGCTTCTAATCCAGACTCAACATATTCTAATTCTTCTGCCGCATCTCTTTCTTTATTAATTTCTTCAAAGACCATATCTCTTTGAGGGTGATAATATAAAAACTTTTGAAGCACTTGATTAGATTTAGGAACATGCAATACTCCATCTTCAAACACAATTGGTTCTAATATAGCATTACCATCTTGTTCATCCTCGAAAGGAGACTTTTGGTTTCTTGCATATCTTAAAGGTCTATTGATTCCCTTTTCTTCATCAAACCAAAGTAAAGGATATCTTGCTGAATTTCGAGATGCCAGCATGTAAGTAAGAGGAGCTGTATCTCTTTTTAATTTGTAGAATTTTTCTACTAATACTTTTTTATTTTTCATTTTATTTAATTTTAATTTAATTTAATTTAAAAATAATCAGGGGTGGTTTCCCACCCCTAATTACTATTGCTTATTATGCATCTTGGAATAAGAAGAAGTTGTTTGCACCTAAAGTACATACAGCTCTCTCACTCAAGAAGTTGACTTCCATCGCATCTAAGTCAGAAGTTCTTGCTCCACCAGCTGAACCAGTGATCCAAGTTTTATATCTTCTGTCTTCAGTTTCAGAAGCTCTATATCTAACATGCAAGAATGGTCTCTTAGCGTTTTTACCAAGGATTTGGTCATAAACTGTAGTAGAACCAGCTGGAACTAATAGTCCGTTGATTTTACCACCTACTAATCCACCTCTCATTGTTGGGTCATTTAGATATTTCCAGTCTGACTTATAGAAGTCATAACCTCTTCTGAATCCACTGAATCCAAGATTTAGTGCCATTTCTTCATCATTGTCAAATAGACCATATGAAGTACCACCAACTCCATAAGAGTTTTGTGCCGCTAACATATCATCAATATCAAATGAGAAGTTTCTGTTTAAGAAAATAACATTTTCTTCAATTGCACCTTGCTTATCTAATCTTGAAATAATAGAATCAAACTCAGATAATGTTGAAGGATTACCTCCACCATATACATTACCTCTATTAGAAACAGAGAAGAAGATACCATCAGAACCATTTAGGTTTGCAACAGAAGCTCCTGCTCCAACTCCTTGTAAGAAGTCACCAGCACCTGATGCTGCTTCTGCAGGAACTGCTTCAATCATTGCAGTTTCTAAATAGTCTTCAAATCTTAATCTTGTTTCATGCTCAGATTTTAGATACCATAAGTATCCGCTTGCTCCGTTTTCAGTTGTGACTTCAATCCAACCAATTTGAGCCATATCAGAACCAGAAACAGAATATTTGTCTTTGATTATAATTGGCTTATTGTCAAAAATGAAATCATCAGCTTCTAAAGAGCCTACCATTCCGTTAGTTCCTTTGTTAAATTCAGAACCATAAATGAAAATATCACACGCTACACCTGCTGCTACTGCTTGACCTGCTGCTTCGTAGTACGCAATTGTTACTTGGTTTACTGCGTTACCACCTGAGCCTGGGCCTTCAGTTACAATACCTTTGTTAACTAAGTTAGAACCTGGGGTACTATCAGAGATAACAACTGTTTGTCCAACTCTAAGAGCTGCAGAATTTGGTGTTCCAGCTAATGCAGGGTTAAAGTTGCTAATGTTGTTAGGTATAGTCCATTGTGCTGAAAGTGCTGCTGCTGCACCACCTGAAGTACAAGACTGATATTTAACATGTAGTCTGCCTTGCTCTGCCCATTTGATAAGGTCAGAGTTAGAAGGCATTTCAGCTCCAACCATTCTTAGGAAGGAACTTATAGATCGATTGCCATATCTTTCAAACTCTTTTTCATAAGTATCAGGTAGATACTGATTCAAGAAATTAAAGTCTGTAATATAATTTGTAGACAACGGTACTTGTTGGCTACTTGGTTGCAAATCAAAACCTGGAGTTACATTTACTGCCATTTTTTTTAATTTTAAATTGTTTTACACTTTTTTAATACTTCTAATCTTGAGTCCTCTTCCACTGTTTGATGTGTCACTTTGAACTGACCTAATTTTTAGGCCATCCTTTGTAACAAAACTTGGTGCTTTTCTCACATCCATGTTGATATTTTTAGATTTTTTACTAACATTTTCAACAGCCTGTGAAACACCTAAGTCATAAAAATGTTTAGCAAACTTGTCTGGGTTTAACGCTACAGATAAAGCTTTATGGTATGCTGTTGGATTTTTAAGAAGACCTTGGTCATCTAAAAACTTCTTACGGAAGTTGCCAAAATCCTTTTGCACATTATAAAGTTCATCCTTAGCTCCAGGCTTATAAGTGATATTTTTATCTCCCACACTGAACTCAAAACCTTTAAATTCATCTGAAAAAACTTCTTTAGTTTTTTCTTGAAAATAATCATACCGCTTCTTGTTTGCCTCATTAGCAGTTTCAGATTCCTCGATATACTTCCTATAAGCATTTAATTGTTTTTCTTGATCTTCTGATAATCCACCCCCACTTGACTCAAGAGGGATTTTATACTTATCCTTTTGTTCATTAAAAAACTTTTTCGCTTTCGCAAGTTCTCGTTTTTTTGCTAACTTTTTTTTCTTAATATCTTTGGGGTCATCAAGCTCTTCATCATATGAAAACTTATCCTCCAAGATATCTTGAATATCAATTGCATCCAATCCTTCTTCTTGATTGGCTACATAGTTAGCGAGTACAACATCATCTTCCATGCTATCATAATCTTTTTGTAATTCATAAAAATCATTAATACCACGACCAGTTTCCTGTTTGTACTTTAGATATGCAGAGACATCTTCGGGTAATGGCTCATTTGCTTCTTTTTCTGCGAAAAGGTCATCAACCGAATTTATGTCTTTATCATATCTGTTCTTCAAATATAAAAGAACATCTTCATCACTTAACTCTGATGAGGGAGTTGTTTTTTCTTCCACCTCTTGAGAGGTCTCTTCTACTTCAACTTCAACTTTTTCAGTTTCAGTTTCTTTAGCATTTTGCTCTAATTGAGCCTGCTCTTCTTCATGCTTCTGTAAAAGTTGCTCTTCTACTTCTGCTTTTGACTTATTTTCGCTGCCTTCGACAGCTCTTACTTTTATTTCCATTAGATTTAATTTTTGTTTTTTACAAAGTTATACATTTATTTATTTAATTTTTAAGCGTTTTTTTTGTAGTGTTCGTACAAATCATCGCCTAACTTTTCTCCCGCATCCGTATCTGACTTATAATGAACATGACCCGCAAGCCTGCTATTTGAAATGTTTTTAGCCGCTTGTTGAAACTCAGCTGTGTGAACTGGGTGCAAGTCAGACAATACATTTGCTATCAATTTTGCTTGTGCAGAATGTCCAGAAGGAAACGCTGGTGTTTGAGCACTACTCATATAAAATTGCTCAATCTTTATTCCAAATTTTTCTGCAGCTTTATATGGTCTTGTTCTATTGTGATAGTTTTTTATTTTCAGAATCACTGGTTTTGATTTTACTATAAGTTCTCCCACTAATTGTCTTGGATAACTTAATCTTCTTTTTTCAAATATCCTTTCAAACACAGGACTGATTTTATCAAACTTGTTAGCATAGAAACTATTCAAAGGTATATCATTTAAAGCCATGAGCTCTTGTAGCTCTTTCATAGAACCGCTTTTTGGATATTTTAAATATTTGTATTTATCAATAGAAAATTTATCAAACATTATCTTGGATCAAATTCTGCCATATCGAAACCATCTAAGCTATCTTCGTTGGATTCAAAATCAATTGCAGGTAAATCGTTCTTTTTCTGTTCAATCATTTTTGATGTTTGTGTAGACTGTTGGCTAATTCTTTTGGATTTGCCCTTTTCTTTTTCCTTTTCTCTTGCATCTATTTGTGACTGTTCCATTCCTTTGAGCTGCATATTATATGCAAACTCTTCAGCCATTAATGCTAATTTTAATTCTTTTTCTGCAGTAAGTTTTTGAACTTCGTATTCTGCCTTGGCTTTTTCTAAAGCCATTTTACTTTCGGTTTCCATAGCAACCTTTTGCTGTTCTGCTTGAGATTTCATTTGTGTAATCTCCATTTGCTGTTGTGCCTGCATCTGTTGCATTTGCATTTGTTGTTGTTGCTCTTGTTCTTGTTTTCTTTTTCGTTTGAGTTTTAATAATTGATTTGCCATTTTAATATTGTGAATTTCACGAATATCAATAGCATCTTCAAGGTTGATATCTTGTTTAGATAAAGCCATTTGTATATTTTGCTCCAACATAGCTTTCTGTTCTTCATCAGGAGCTAATTCTATAAATATACCAAAGTCGTATATATACAACTCTTTAATGTCATTTAAAATAGCTGTATTAAATTTTCCAATTTGCATTGCAAACTCATCCGCAAAATCTGCATATTTTAAAACATCTGCAGTTCTCACCGCTAAACACTCAGATAAAGTTCTTGTTATATATAAACTACCATTTAATATATGTCTTGTTGCAACATTTGAATTAAGTGCTGCAAGTTTTTGAACTCCAACTAAAGAATTAGGGTCAGGAGTTGAACCATCTCGAGCTTCATTTAAACCAGTAACGGTACGAATCATATCTAAATAATGATTGTAATTTCCAATCAACATTTGTAATTTACTTGCACCACTGTTTGTAGTTAACTGTTGAATTGGAACTCTTGCGTTATTAAATTCACCATCACCTGTGTAACTTCTACCAACTACACTACCAGTTTGAAAATATAACCTTAATGCATCTTCTGGATTATATGCAGCACCTGTGCCTAAATCAACTTCGTTTAACCCATCAGCATCTATAAAAACACCATCTGGCACTACTCGTGCTACAACTTGTTGTATTTTTAAATGTGTTACTTGAATTAAATCTGCAAAAGGAATCATCCTTTTACATAATGATTCCATAATACCTTTATAACTTCTTGGTGCACATGCAACATAGTTTGGCCACGCAAACTGATTGGCTGATTTTGGTCTTACCATATTCTCCATCAATCTCCATTGTAATAGTATGTTTGTACCCATAACCATTACACCCTCATACCAAACATCAATTTTCTTTTCTACCCTTTCAAAATCCCCCTCTTGCTGCATTTCTTCAGGCGGGTCAAAAGATGGATCTTTTGCAACTGTCTTATATGTACCATCTGCCATTCTCTTTTTTTTGTAAACAAATGAGTTGGTAGTTTTGTAATTAAAATATAATAAAGTTGCTGTATCTCTATAGAACATAGAGTTCTCATATATTTGTGCAGTGTTGTAATAATTGTACCAAGATTGACTATATTTAGATATTTCAGATAAATC